GATTTTTTCTTTTTTGCTTTCTCTATTATATTAGTAAAAATACTAAAGGTTCTATTAAGCGACATGGCACATACTCCATCCACAGACTTTACAAGTTTCACAGCCAGACTCCATAACTATGTTAGGAGACTCACAACACTCAGGTGTTGATTCTGGTGTCTCAACCATATCAAAGAAACTCATTTGTTCTGTACTATCGTTTTCTTCTTTTTCTTCAGTTCCTTTTACCAAGACTTCAATCTGTCTGCTACCAGCTCTGTAGACTGTAATACCTTTACAACCTAGCTTCCAAGCATGTACATAAGCAGCTTCAACATCAGCGATAGTTGCCTCATTAGGGAAGTTAATTGTTTTTGATATACCTGAATCACAATCCTCTTGGAAAGCTGCTTGCATCTCTACATGATCTTCAGCAGATATTTCAGGAGCAGTGATGTATATATCCTTCGCCCATGGTGGCACATCTTCTCTTGTTTGTAAAGAACCGCCTTGAGATAAATGCTCCATCAAATCTTCTGAATAGAAGTC